TTCTGTATCTAGTATGTGAAAACCTTTTTGACAATTGTAATCATTCCACATAAATTCATATTGACTACCAAGATAAAAAATTTGACCATCATCTGATCTTTTATGAAAGTGACCAGATAATACTTTTTCAAATCTACGAAATAGTTTTTTATCTAAACCACTATCAGCAAATGCACCATTGAACATTTCGAAACCTTTAACTTCTAAATGACCTAAAACAATGTCAGCACTTTCTTGTTCTAACATCATAGTTGTTTGTTCTAAGTTTTCTGGTGTGACCCAAGGAATGTATAACATTCTCATGCCACCTTTTTCTATGACTATGGGTTCTGCATAAACATTTCCCCAAGACATTAATTCTTGTGGAGCATTTATTTCATTTGTATTTTTATAATAGGTGTCATGATTACCAATAATAATATCTACATGTAAATCTTTTATACGATTAACAAACTTATTGTTAAAATCATTTAGTGTTTTAAAGTTTACAAACTTACGTCTATCTAATACATCACCTAGATGTATAACATCTTTGATATTATGTTTTTCTATGTAAGGGAAAAATATATCATCCCAAAACTTATAGAAGTAGTTAGCGTAATTAGGGTTATCGTTTCTGGCACCAAAGTGGGTGTCGTTAATTAAAGCAATTTTCATAGTTTACATAAAAAATTCTAGTTTAGTAATCTTCTTTCTCTTAGGTAATTTGGGTTTATCTTTCTTTATAGGTTCTTCTTCGACAATCATATTCTTTCTCAAAAAGTCAGCATATGAATTTTGATATTCTTCGTTATCACCTTCTTGTCTAACTATTTCATCTAGTCCAGATTTAAGTATTAGTTTTTGTTTAATTGTTGTTTGTTTCTTTTCTTTTTGTATTCTTCTTATAAATGCATAGTATATTATTTGTGTAAAGTATGCGAATGGATTGTTTGATTTTTCAGGATCAAAGTTAGCAACATAAGTTAAACAGTTTTCTATACCATCAGATATCATATCTTCTTTGTAAGTATAGTTTATAAAATTTGGTCTGTAAGATAAGTGGTTTGCAATCTTTAAGAAACATTCTCCTATGTAATCACTTATTGGTGGAGGTTTTCTATTTCTATTTTTTGCGGATAATACTTTCTTACGATATTTTTTCATTTCTTCTAGAAAGACTTTATTATCTACATAATGTTCTTTCTTTTTTCTTACTAGTTTTTCGGCCATAGTATTACTCCTAATTTGTAGATTATAATATCAGGATATAGTATAAATGTCAAGGACAATATACTAAGTTTAGATAATTATTTTTTTTTGGATATTTTTTGGTTTTTGCCTTGACAAAATGCTGTTTGCTTGATATACTCCGGTATGTCCGGCTTTCATAGAGTATATACTTAGCTATCTTAGTTAGGTTTGATTTTACCTTTGAGATACTGTATAGTTTGATAATAGTCTTCATCTGACATTTCTTCCATTACGTCTGCAAAGTCTTTAATTGTTTCTTGTGCCGAAGGCAATGGTTTTAATTCTTTTTTCATACTGGGAAATAATCCCATTCTAACATTATTATAATAATCTGTCAAGTTATCATTTGGTTTACCTATTGTCATTATGTGATTTTTATGTACAGAATGTACTTTATCTGTTGTTTGAAACATCCAGGGTGTAAGTGACATTCTTTCTTCTACAAAATAAGTTTGATCATCAACAGCATTTTCATGTACTCGTATTTTATATGCTTCATGTAATCTAACAAAATCAGAGCCATCTTCGACTGTGACACCAGCAATGACTTGCTGATTGTTTGTTAGCATTATAACTTTTGTTTGAGGTATGTTAACTGTTTTTTTATCTGTCATACTATTATTTATCTAATATCAATATGGTCTAATTCATAGTCAAATTCTTGTTCAGAATAAGTGTTTATTCTTTCCATAAAGTGACTAAGTGTAAAGTTTCTTTTTTCTTTGTGCGAAAAGTCATCCGCAATATCATATAAATTTGCCTTAACTTTATTATCACCAAGACGCAACCCACGACCAAGAGACTGTAAAATACGAATTTTAGATTTGGTAGGACTTGCGAATATAACATTATGAAGATTCCTAATATTAATACCAGTAGAGAAAGTTCCATAACTTGCGACAATAATTGCATTTTTTTCATTTTCTGTAATACTCCTAATTGTTTCTCTATCTTTTGTTTCTGTGCCACCATATACAAAAAATAACTTTCGTGTTTGTGGATCTAAAGTATCCCCAATTAAATCATATAATACTCTACCGTGTTTTTCTACATATTGAAATAAAACTAAAGTATTACCAGTTCGGGTTTTTGTTAGATTACGAATGAATCTATTTCTTTTTTCATGTGATACTATATAGTCCATTTCTTCTTGGTAGTTTAATTTCTTCACATGTTTACATTCATCTTGTGAATATTTAAGTATTAAACATTGTATCTTTAAATCTGCTAATTGTTTCTTATCAATAAGTTCTCTTGTAGTTGTGACATTATGCACTCTACCAAATAAACCTTCTAATACTAATTTATGAACTTTACTATCATCTAATGTACCAGTTGTGCCTATACGATATTTTGCATTTACACAGGCACCCATAATTTTTTGCAATTCTTTAGATTTATATAAGTGTGCTTCATCACCCACCACACAATCAAATTTCTCAAAATACTTTTTATCAAAAGTAGCAAGTGATTGCCATGTAGATATAACCACTGGTTTACTATCATCTATTTCATAACCATAATATTTTCTTTGCACAAATTTTTCTGCTTCCCAACCATAGTCCTCAAAGTCTTTATACATTTGTTCAACCAATGATGTAGTTGGCACAACCAATAAACAATTTTTATCTAATGTAGTAAGTAAACGAATAATACAATATATGATTAATGACTTACCTGAGGCCGTAGGTGATAACAATATTGTTCGTCTATTATTAATTGCATGAGAAAACGCTGATAATTGATAATCTCTTATTTTTATCGAATCCTTGATAATTTTGTCTGAAAACTTAGAAAAACCTTCGCTTAGCGCAACGCCAGCAGGGTTTTCAAGACCCTCTCGTATGATTGTACCCCCCGAATTTTCAATAAAATGTTCAACATAAGGTAGTAGTCCGTAATATAGTTTACCTGTTGCTTTTGAGAATAATCTTATTTGGCCATCCCATCTTTTGGCACGAACACTAGGCATAAAAGAAGCACCAGGTACCTTAAATGTAAAAAATTCAGATAACTCTTGTAGTAAACCTAAATCTTCACTTGTACACTTAATATACGATTCGTTATACTTTGTTACTTTTAATTCTCTCATCAAATTCTTCGTATGATATGTTTGACCAATACTTTCTTTCCATTTTTTCTAAATCGGGAATAGGATCACCTACATGTATAAACTCATGATATGTATCATACTTGTTTAAAAGTTTTCTTGTGTGATTAATCCAGTTTTTTGGATCTATTGCCTTTGCTTGTGTTCCTACGTACCCCTTTGAACCCTTGTATATGTTGTTCACTTGTTTTGACTTCGAATGGTAATCGTACCCAACCAGATATATCTTTTTGTCTACATCCGCTGCCATCATTGCAATTAAGACACCTGCGTTTGTTTTCTCTTGTTGGTATTTGCCTAATCCCATTACTTTGTCTTTTTTCTTTGTCCATGTTATAGTGTATCCTTCTTGGTCTTCACCAAAATGTAATTTAAAATCATCCTCATGCCAATCTTTATTTTCATCTCTAAACTTTCTAATCATATCGACATTATTTGCCCAACATACAAAAAACTTCTTTTTTTCATCAGGCCACTCATGTTCATCTGTAAACTTATAAGGATCAACATTACCTAAAAACTTTGCAACTGTTTCGGGATAAAATAACTTTTCATACAACGAAGCAGGATTTTTTTCCCATTGTTTTAGATATGCAATATGTTTAAATGCATATCCACTACGATATATCTCATGACAAATATTATAGTCCATTGCAACCAATACATCTGGTGTAAAGTCTCTATATAAACCATTACAACCATATATTTTACCAAAAGGCCTAAGTCGTTCTAAATCAAAGTCTTTTCTACTTTCACCATTACCTATACAAAAAATCATTTATTTACCTCATGTATATCACAGTTTGTGCCACCATATTGAATACAGACTTTTTTAAAATCTTTACCTTGTGTTTTTTCTACATGATGTGCTAATTCGTGTATAATAATACCCATATGAATTGATTGATCATCATCATAATGAATATTACCCTCACCATCTGAATGATAATAATATGCAGGTGTCCATTCGTTATCCATACTTACTTGTTTGGCATTTGGACAATCATTTATACCCATAATAGTACACATAACAAGTTGACAAATTAAAATAGTATCAAATAACATTACACTACCTCGTAATTTATGTTTATGTTTATCTTTGCTGAATAATCAGTTTGACTTACTGATCTGTGTGGAGTATCACCATCAAATAATACTGCTTCATTTGCAATAGCATTAAATGTCTTTTCATTATGAAATTCTGTATATCCATTATTAGTATTGATTGCTAGTAAACAAACTTTATGTTTTGCTGACTGATCAATATGAAATGCACTCTTAAAATTTTCATTTTGATAAGGATATAAATTAATTTTTGCTCTAATGATTTTTATCATTCCTTCTTCTATATTTAACTTGTCTATTATAGGTTGCATAATTATATGATGCAATTTAGGGTCTGATACTTTTTCATAATTAACAAATAACATATGTGTTAATAAACAACCTAATGACTTATCATCATCTGTGCCTACACTTTCTTGTCTATAAAAAGGAAAGTTTGCTGACATCAAAAGATTTTGTATTTCTTTGAAGTTGTGTTCGGGTAAAAAGTTTTCGTAAGTTTTCATTTCTTTTTAAACATTTTAGATACTACATTAATAGGATTTCTTAATGCTTCATATACTTTCCATATCTTATCAATATGAGTGTCTAGTTTTTTATTAAGATCATCTATCTTTTTTTCAATACGTTTTAAATCTTCTTTGCTCATGTGATTTTTTGTATTCTCTTACTATGTCTACCGCCTTCAAACTCTGTGTTAAAAAAGGCACGAATCAATCTCTTTGCTTGCCAAGTGCCTGTAAAATCAGCACCTATACATAGAACATTGGTGTCGTTATGTTTTCTACTCATACGAACATCTTTAACTGAACGACCTACAATAGCACGAATATGTTTGTGTCGATTAGCTGCAATTGATACACCAAATCCAGATCCACAAATTAGTATACCATGTGAATATTTTTTCTTTTTTGTTGCAAACTTTTTTACAATGTCTGGATAATCAACAGAATCATCTGTATGAGCACCTACATCATGTATATTGGCTATCAGAAAGCGCGGCATTAACCATTCACAAAGTCGTTGTTTTAAATTTAGACCTCGGTGATCTGACCCTATAACTAAAGTGTTCATTTTCATTACATGCTACCCATGGTAAATTTTTTCCATTCTATTGCATTTTTGATTTGAAATGTGCGATTGTTTATTTGTTTAAGTGTATTCTCACAATAATTACATATTTGTTTTAGATATTCTACTTTTTGTCTTGATTTAATTATTTCTTCATCAGCATCAATAAATTTATCAACGTCTTGTCGTAATACTTTTAAATCAAAATTACTATCTTTATATGCTTGTGGTTCTGCTTTACCAGTATAGAACAACCACTTTTTTAAATGTAGTTGTGAATGATCACCCTCTGCCTTTTTGTGCATGAGAGCATATGTGGAATAAGTTTTAAGATATTGAGAATGAAGTTGTGGGGTCTTTAGACTTTCTAAGTCTAGTTCAGTATCATCAATTGTCAAATCTTTCTCGGCCTTCGCCTGAAGTTCATCAAGTGTCATAATTTAATCCTTTGTATTATATAGTAAACTAAAAAGGGGTCGTATATTCGTGTAATTTATATCCTAATGTAATAGTTGCTTGTAGATATTCTATATCAGTTGCATTTTGATTATATTCTAGAGCAGATAATGCTTTTGGGTATGTATCTCTAAAAGTTAATTCTACTAAAGGTATATTTCTATTTGATAATGTTATTAGTTTTGCATCTGAAAATATAGCACCATCATTAGTTGCTCTTGTGGTTCTACCGGCATCAGAAAGATTGGCTTGTTGTGATAATGGCATTCTATCACCACCTTCTGTAATTAATGCTCTATACTTGTCATCGCTATCCACTTGAGCAAGACCTACCATCCAATCGTGTACACTACGATAGTTAGTTAAGTCTTCATCTACAATAAATGTTACATTTAAATCTTCAAATGTTAAGTCATTACCTGGTATTCTTACAGGCATAAGTCTAGTAGGTTGATTTAACTCTGTCAAAGAAATGCCAGGGATATTTGCTTGAATAGAATTAAATTCTACTCTAGGTAGTTTTGTTATTTGAAATTTAAACTTAGTAGGATCTGCATAATCTAATCCAGACCCACTTGGTTGTTTACTTGATAATGTTGTGTTAGTCATATAATAGTATTTATAATAAAAAAAGGGGGCGATAAAGCCCCCTCTTTAATTTCGTTATAAACGATATATTACATTAAGTTAGTTACTTTAACCATTCTGTAATAGATGTTTGCTTGGTCAGTTCCAACGTCAGTTGCTTGTGAAGAAGCTTCTGCAAATGGGTTTCTGATAAGACCATATCTAGTCTTGAAACCAATTTTTGGTTGGAATGTGTTCTCACCAACCGCTCTCACCATTTGTAGTGGAACGTATGGACAATAGAACATACCAGCATCATAAGGTGATGTACCTTTATAACCTACAACGTAGTATTGAGCAGCTGTGTTGTTTGATGCATAAGGATCAATATACACTTTGTATCTACCGTTTAATGTACCAGCAAAAGTATTACCAGTATCATCTACGTTTAGTGAGTTATTAAGAGCAGGAGTGTAATCTAATACACCAGCCATTTGTAATGCAGAAGCAACATCTGAAGAACAGATAATGATATTACCTTTTCCACGTCTTGTTTCTTGTGCGATTACGTTAGCGTCACGCTCTACTTGGAACATAAGACCTTTGAACTTCTCAACAGACCATCTACCGTTTGAATCTGTATCTAAGTCAAAAGTACCAGCAGTTGTAGTATTTACACCTGCACCTTTTTTCGCTTTTTCGTAAATTGTTCTTACTACTTCTCTGTTGATCTCAGCAAGGATCTCAGCAGAAAGAATGTTAGCAAGTTCAGTTTCAGCATCTAAACCGTGGATTGCTTTTAAGTCTTGAGCAAGTTCCATTGTGTATTCTGCTTTTAACTGTCTAGTTTTAGCAGTTACAGTAGACTTCTCAATACTGAAAGCCATTTCAGCGAATGATGAA